CTGAATTTTATTCTTATCAAGTGATAATAACTCCTCCTCTTCTGCGACAAGTGCGACTGCATGCGTTTGAATCTCGTTTACTTGAGAACCTTCTTCGGAATCTTCTTCGGAAAGCACATGGACAAATTGTTTTTCGTGTTCTTTGGAAACCGGCAACAACTCGTTCTCAACCTGCAATTGGTTGCTGACATTATAATCATCATCATCAATTGTAATAGTACTATGGTCATAAAGCGCTTCTTCTTTGATGTAGACAGAAGTTGGCGATGATCTTTTCGCTTTCAAGATCTTTTTGTTTAGTTTTGCATTGACAGACTCTAAATATTTTACGCTATACTCGAGACGACTGACTTTTTTCAAAAGTCTTTTTTTGGATTTTTTGAGCTCCTTAAAAATCGGAAGTTTTTTAAGGAGTTTGGTGGTGGCGGCGTCTGACATTTCTTTAATTTTTTTGCAAGATATTTTTATGACGCGGTATAATATATATATAACAATGTCAAACACAGATTTGGAGAATATCAAAATTGAAGATGCAGCGAAAGACGATGCGCCTGTTAAAGCGGAAGTCATGGACCGAGGCACAAAGGCTTGTATGACTTGCACCAAAACGGCAACAACTATGTGCAAAATTTGTATCGGATGCTGGAAGTGCACGCTCAACTGTTGCGAAGGTGTGATGGACCTGAATATCCGTTGCTGCACATGCGCAAAGGAGTGTTTAGAGAGAATCGACTGTGATGAGACCCCTTAAGGAGAACCGTAGGTTCTCCTTAGGAGGGATCATAAGGGAACCTAAGGTTCCCTTAGCCACTGCGCCGGAAACAAGTCTTGTGTATTTTTATTTGCCGAGTCGGGACCAAACCAGTTGGCCGGATAACAAACAATTTTATAAGGATTGCTATTGAAATACGCGCCCCACCAACTAAAACTGCTATTCGCAATAATATTGTGGTCACACAAACTCATCAACAACATTTGCTCCCAGTCATTCTCAATATCTGCCCGGACGAACTCTATCCAAGGAAATGTGCGCGAAAGCACGGCGACCGACACATCTACGGTTGCTTGATCTTCCCTTTCATTGAAATAAACCACGCGCACTTGGTGTGTGTCGACACACTTTCCGACAATATGTTTTAGTGCTTTTATGTAATAAGTAACCGGCATCACGGGGTGGTGATTCTGCAGTTGCACATAGTCACCCAAACGAAAGTGCATCGAGACCGTGACATCTGCGTCTTTGAAAACAGATGTCTTCGCGCGGACCTCCTCTTGTTTTTCTTTGAGTTTAATGAGAGCGACAATTTGGTCGAAATGTTTTTCGAAATACAAATAGGACTGAAAATAGCCAAAAAGGTGACAAGGCGTTTTAACAATCGATATCGGTCGATACTCAAATCCTTGTTCTACCAATCGTGGCGTCGAGTACATATTAAATGCATTTGTTGTAAAGGGTCGCAGATACTCTAAAAACGAGTGCCAATACGTGGGGCGATGTTTGCCAACCGTGAGAATCTCCGAGTATTGAAACACAAAAGAAACATTCGCATCAATTGCGGCTGCAATGGTGGCGAAAATTTGGAACAACTGGTTTCCGAGACCACCCATCAAATAACAAGAAACAAAAGACATTATTGTTGTTTTTTAATAAATACAATAATGTCTTTATGCAGTAATTCCAAAGGTTGAAAGCATAATATTGGACTTGCTCGGCCCCGACACCTTCTCACTTTGTCGCTTTACCTTGTAGGAACCGCTGTTGCTACTTTTGTTGCCCCCAACACTCAAGATCGTTTCGTCGGTCTCTTCGTGCAGCTCGGGCAACGTGCGGGTAAGCGGCTTTTCGATGGTAAGAAGCATATGTTCGGTTTTCAACAATTTGCGGTACTCTTGTATTGTCAAACTGCCATAAAACTTGTCGAGCGTATAGTAAGGATTCGGTGCGGGCTTGATATTTTTCGAGTAGTTGTATATTTTGCCATAGATTTGATTCAAAAGATGGTAGCGCTCAAACTTGGTGGAGTCGTCGAGATTCTCTTTCAGTAAGAAAGCGGCGGCGCATTCTGGACGACAGAAGGAGCCATACGCGAAGATGCCATTCTCCGACTCGTACTTGGGAATATAGCAAGTGGGGTTGTCATAATCGCAAGTGCACCAGAAGCAAGCGGACTTTTTATCGGCGACATTATTCTTGTACAAGTTGATTTTGAGTTTTTTCAACTTGGCATTGATGTCCTTGATCGAAACGTCGTCGTCTGCGGGTTGCTTTGCGCCGACGTCTTCGGTGGCAGCCTGTTTGTCGCGACAAAGTTTGCAAATATTTTCGGAAACATAAGCGCTATTATTGACGCTCTGGTTTGTATCATATGTACAAAAGTTGTCTTGATGAACTGCATTGTATGTCATAATGTTGGGCACGACGGGATTGTAAGAGATGTTAGCCATTGAATTGATTTTCGCGTTGTACTCAAGGAGGTCTTTGGACGAGCATTTGAGATGGAGGATAATGTTGTCGAGTGGGACCTCTTGGACGGTTGTCTCGGTGGGCTTTACGACAAGTTTGCCGCCCTTGGGTTTGCGGCCTTTTTTCTTATCGTCGGCAACAGTTTCGACAACTTCGATTTTAATATTTGGGGTAACATTGATAACTTTGCTTTGTCTTGATTTCTTTTTTTCTTCCATGGTTAGTTGGTAATAAGCCATAATACACAGTTTTGTTTAAGTTTGTTCTAAATATCAATTGTGTGTGTCGCCTGCTGTTTCAAGGTTTTTTTAAATTGGATTTTTGGAATTCGTTTGCGGCTCCTTTCTTTCTTGTCTTTTGAAAAAAAGCTATTGAATAGTACATCATCGATGACGGTTGCCTTCATGAATGTAGGGTCAATCATGGTTTGTACAACTTGGTGAAAATAGAGTCCAAGGGGGATATATTCGCCACGGATGTTTGAATCGGAAAGAGAACCGCCCGACTGACCTTCGCCCAAAATTTTGGAAATGTCGTAACCGGCGTGGAAAACGTCGTTTTCTGAAATGCCGCCACCGCCGCCACCTTTATAGTCGTCATCGCCAACCGATTTTGTATATATTTCGAAAGCATTCATGGTAATATTGATTTTGTATATATAGTATTCGAGATATTATGTATACAGTGATTTCCACGCGTTATTCTTCGGTTTCATTCCCACTAGTATGAAAGACGCGGCGCAGATCGGTAGTTTTTTTGGTTTCCCGTTTGTCTTTGATGTATCGGATGATTTGTTGGACTCGGTCCTTTTCGGGAATGATTTCAGCTAAACATTTTTCCAAATAGGTAAATGTGAGCGACTGTGTTTCATTCTTTTCGCAAAACGTGATGATGCTGTCGCCAGTATTGATTTTTTTGTTTTGTAAACCGTTGGTTTTCATATAATCACAAATGGTTGTTGAAAGTTTGTCGCGCTCAGTGCGCAAGGTCTTGATTTCGGCATTGGATTCGCGGATTTTATTGTCGAGCAAAGCCCATTTTCGCATATTTTGTTGAAATTCGGATGACATCCCTATAAAGGAAACCGTAGGTTTCCTTTAAATCCTTCCCTTCTTATTTTTTTTATACTGCTCGAAATAGTATTACAACAGTTTGGGCATTTCGACGGTTTACACCGATGAAGATTTAAATCCGCACAACCACCGAAGGTGGTTACACGTTTTAATTCATTTATCGGCAACGTTTCCTTTGAATGATATAAATAGCACACCAAAGGTGTGCGGATTTAAATCTTCAAAGGTGTAAATCCTTCCCTTCTTCTTATTTTTTTATACCACTTCGAAATAGTATAACAACAGTTTGGGCATTTCGACGGTTTAAATCCTTCCCTTGTTCTTATTTTTGAAAACCATTTAGTTAGAACAACTATTCATTCATTTGCCACCACGCTGCTGGCGTCTGTTCTTGTCGGATCGGCGTCTCTTGTCAGATCGACGTCTCTTATCGGTTCGGCGTCTCTTCTCGGTTCTGCCACCGCGTTGGTTACGACGGCGCTTCTGAGATCTACGCTGGTTCTTTTCCATTTCCATATCTCCATCGCCTCCTTGCATTACAGCAGGAGCAGCAGCTGAAGGGGGAGCAGCAATGTGTTGAGGACCACTAGCAGGTCCATATCTGTCAATTCCAAATTCGCCAGTTGAGTCATATTGATTCGAAGCCATGTTTTTTTGTATATACTACACAGATACAAAAAGTTTATCCTCGATCGTTTTCAACTTTTTGTGAATATTCAGCAGAAAAAATAAATTTCCTAAAACTGCAAAAAAAACGAGACCACAATAAACTAAAATCAACAACATGTAAAAGTAAACCTCATTGAAAATAAACGACCCAAGCGGTTTGAAAATTTCATTCCGAATGTTGTCATTGTGAATTAAATCATTTATTGTATCTTTAATTGTACGCATCCCCGTGGGTTTTTATAATACATCACATCTTTTAAACAGTATTTCTAAACGCGCGGTTAATCCAATGCGTTTTATATCGGGTCAAACACTATACAAAAAAAATGGGAGAAATATACGATACAAATATGCAGTTTGAGTTTGATAAAATTACATTGACAACACCATCAACAATTTCTGGCGGAGTCCATTTTAGCAAAATACTGATGAACCGTAACCAATTGTATATACAAACGCCCAAATGCAAAACCAAGTTGGGAATCGTCAAGTCGGGAAAAAAGTTTCACGCAGATCTAGTGTTTACGAATGAAGACGAGGAGTTCATCCAGTGGGTCGAATCACTCGAGCAAACCGTTCGTAAACATATTTTCACAAATCGTGAAAGATGGTTCGACATGGATTTAGACGAAGATGACATCGAAAGCTATTTCACGCCCACTATCAAGTTGTTTAAATCGGGAAAGCAATATATCATGCGGGTCAACATCAGCCAGCGCATCGGGAATACGCCTTTGAAAATCTACGATGAAAACGAACTCGATGTAGAGATGGATACAATCAACGAAAACACGTCGTTAATAAGTATTTTAGAAGTGCAGGGCGTGCGCTGTTCAACAAAGAGTTTTCAAATTGATATTGAGCTGAAGCAAATCATGGTGATAAAGCCAGTCAATCTTTTTGAGAAATGTATCATCAAGAAACACAAACCAATTGCGAAAGCGCCAGTACCGACGGCGACTCCGGTGGAAAAAGATTTAGCAAAAACTGAGGTTACATATGTGGCAACTCCACTTGTAAATCTCGAAGAACCGAATGAAGATGACATAATTGATGATAGCAGTGTCAGTAGTAGTGACGACGAAGAAGATGACGAAGAAGGAGAAGGCGGTGACTTTGAAAAAAACGAGGCCTTGGCGAAGCAAGAAGAAGAAGAACAGATTCAAGATTCCGAATCTGAAATGGATCCCGAAGAACCCAAGGACGACGACATTTTAGAAATAAATTTAGACGTCGAAGAAATCAAGGACCAAGATACAGTCCACTTGAAAGAAAAAACGGAAGTTTACTATCAAATGTACAGAGAGGCGCGCCAGAAGGCCAAACTTGCCAAATCTTTAGCACTTTCATCTTATTTAGAAGCCCGCCGAATCAAAAACTTGTATATGTTGGACGACATCGACGATAGCGACGAAAGTGATTTAGAAGAGAAATAATTTTATCAATCCGTAGTATATAATTACAATTCGATGTTTGATGAAATGTTAAAAAGTATTCAAAGTGGATTTTCCAGAATCGCTACTCCCCAAAGACTATTTGTTTTAATTATCTTCCTGGTTTTGGCTTGGTTGCTTCTGTCTTACTCTGATGCAAAGTCATTTAGTGTAGATTCGATGGAAACTGGAACTGACAGTGCTCCTACTGCTCCTGCCGCTGTCGATGTTTCGATGCCAAGCGACAGCAACGCCAAGGCGATTGCGAATCCCAATGAATTGTTGCCCACCGATGCCAACAGCCAGTGGGCCGCTTTGAATCCTGTCAACATGAACCAAGGTAGTATTTTGAATGGTGATATGTTACAGGCTGGTTACCACATTGGTTTAGACACCATTGGCCAGACCTTGAAGAACCCCAATCTCCAGTTGAGAAGTGACCCCATTATTCCCAAGCAAGATGTGGGCCCTTGGAATCAGAGTACCTATGAGCCCGATTATGGACGCGTGCCTCTTGAGATTGGATATGGCCCCGCTAACCACTAAAGGGAACTACGTTCCCTTTTAATCCCTCCTCTAAAAAGGAGGGACTTTCAAAGTAGGCTTTAATCAAGCATAGCAGGAAGTAGTTTCTGCGAGCTTTAATCCTTTCCTCTAAAAAGGAGGGATAAGGACGCTTTGCGTCCGACGGTGGGCACCGAAGGTGCCTTCATAAGGGAACGTAGTTCCCTTGTTGTTAGTATTCGTAAATAATATTCTTGATAATTTTTATGAATATGTTTTTTGCATTCCTTATCTTTGTATTGATGTTAATTTTGTATAGCCAAATCATGTTTCAGTTAAAAAAAGGCGACGACCTCGAAATTTACGAAACTGATTTCACAACAAACAAGGATTTGAACGACAGTGCCAATTTGAAACAGCCATTTGTATTTTCATTTAGCGATTTCGACAACAACTTGAAGACAGTGCCTTTTGCGCAGGAGTATGGCAGTTTCGATGTTTGTATCAAAGACACCACCGACTATTATGCCGATAAACCGCCTCAAAGTATTGTTCTCACGCTCAATGCAGCTTCGACGCTGACTCGAACAGACCCGGATTCTAAATATTACAGCGACTCCAACTCTTTTTTCATCGAAGAAACCGGTGTTCAAAAGTATTACCAGCAGTTCGACAAGTATTTGAAACCCCATTTCTCTGTTTTTAGCAAGTACGATATGGTCTTCGGGTCAGCCGGCGTCTCGACGCCGCTTTTGTATCACACCTACGAACGGAGATATTTGTATGTTACCGGCAACAAAATGATACAAGTGAAGATGACGCCGTGGCGCAGTACCAAATATCTTATTGTAAACAAGAATTACAAGGACTATGAGTTCAGTTCACCGCTGAATGTGTGGAAGCCTCAAGAGTCCTACATGGGAGGATATCAAAAGATGAAGTTTTTGGAGTTTACTGTGCAACCTGGAAGCATTTTGTATGTTCCGCCATTTTGGCACTATAGTATAAAATTTAAAGAAGAAAATCAATTTGTGCATGTATTCAATTACGGTTCGTTAATGAATGTGGTGTCAAATACATTTAATTTAGGAAATCATTATTATGAAAAATTTGTAAATAACCGAGTTTTGGCAAAGTCGACAGACACGCCCGCTGCATCAGGAGAGCCAACACTCGAGCCAAAACCTCATAGGGTAGAGGCTAAGCCTCATTCTGACGTGGATCTTGTAAAAGATGGTCTTTGAAGAGGCGTGGCCAAATCCTCGAGTGAAAGTGGCGTCGTGTCTGAGAAAGCTTCGAGTTCTGGAAAATACAAACTGCCGTCTGGAAGAGTGTATTCCATTGGGGAGCTTACGTCGCGCATAATGGCGGTGCGTTCGGCTGTGAAATATGGCGAATCCATTGTCATTCGGTGACCATCCATTACAGAATCGCCTGCTTCGCTAGCCCAAGAATGTCGAGAGTGAGGGGTGTCCCAAACATTGAACGTGCGTTCTTCGCCCTGTGAAGTTTGTCTCGCAGCGCTGTACATGACTCCAAATCGGGTTCCCATGGTTTTGTATACAACAACCAAGTCATCGCACAAGTTCTTGAACAAAGGGTCCTGCATCAAATCGTGAATCCGCATATATTCTTTCATTTCTTTTGTAAACTCGGCGATCCGGGTTTTCAAATCATTGTTTTCTTGCCCAGTTCGCGCTAGATACAAAAACTCTTGTGTTTTTTGGCGGTAGTACATGTTCATCAAGTTTGCGGTATTTTGTGGACTAGCTGCGAAGGATTCTTCGAATTCACTTTCTAAAAAAATGTTGACACCCGTGATGCGAATTGTAACTGCCGCGGGATCGGCGGCCACAATTTGAAACGTCT